TCNAAANCTNTTTTACCTAATGGTGANAATGCTCATTGCACAGTAGAGGATACTGATTGGTGGGAACAAAAAATAGTAAAGGCAAATACAGAAGGTGTTTATACATATATACACACTTACGGTAATAGTAATGATGAATTGCGTATCTACAATGAAGAACAGTACTTAAATAATCTTTGGTTATATAATGAGTGAACAACCATATCAATTAAAACATTATCTTAATGCTATCAATCATCAGAAGGATGATTTAATGGCAGGTGAAGATGAGTTTTGGGAGAAGAAATATCCATCATACATTATTAATAAAGCATTATCAGCTTTTCCAGATTGTATTTTGTATGTAAATGAAATGAATAGAATGCATTACCTCGATAAGTGTCTTCAATTTCAATTTTTTCTAAATAGTATAAGACCTAAAAGGAGATTTAGTAAGTGGTTAAGGTCGAGTACGATAAAAAATATAGAGTATGTTAAAGAATATTATGGCTATAATAATGAAAAGGCCCGGCAGGCTCTTGACATACTAGATGATGAACAAATTGAACATATAAAAAGAATAATAAATCGAGGTGGAAAACATGGAAGACCTGAAATGGACTCCCGATCTAATGCTCGAGGTAAAGCTAAAGGAAGCAGATGACTTTTTAAAAATTCGTGAAACACTTTCCCGTATCGGAGTTGCTTCTCGTAAGGAAAGAAGATTATATCAATCTTGTCATATTTTACATAAACAAGGACGATATTTTATAGTACACTTTAAAGAGTTGTTTGCACTTGATGGTAAACAAGCAAATCTATCACAGAATGATCTTCAACGAAGAAATACAATTGCAAGTTTATTACAGGATTGGGAATTGTTAGAAATTATTGGTGATGATGTAGATAAAGCTCCGTTATCACAAATTAAAGTTTTATCTTATAAAGAAAAAGATGACTGGGAATTAGAAACAAAATATAGTATTGGTAAAAAACGAATGGAGTAATATATAATGGCGATAAAATTGATTAGAGTGAAGTCGGGTGAAGATATTGTAGGAGATATCGTAGGTGAAAATGAAGAAAATTTGACTATAGAGAATCCTGCGGTCATTATGCAATTGGCAGATGGGAGAAGTAATAAAGTGAATGTTGGTTTGGTACCTTGGTCTCCGTTTTCACACGAAAGCAAAGTTAAAGTAGATCGAGATTGGGTTGTTTTTGTAACAACACCAGTAAAAGATATTCTCAATAATTATAATCAGATATTTGGTTCAGGTATAGTTGTTCCCGATGTAAGAGTGGACGGAAAAACTTTACTTACTGGCTAATATATGATATAATTATTAAATGAATAATTTTTATATTAATGTCATTCAACGTGGTAATTTCCTTTTAGTTAGGTAAATAGAAAATGGCAAGCGCATTAATAAAAAAGTTAAATGGAAGCCTGAGTTCTACGTCCCTACTCAAAAAACGTCACAATTTAAAACTTTAAATGGTACTGTTGTATCACCTCTTTCTTTTAATTCTATAAAAGATAGTAAAGAATTTTTAGAAAATTATAAAGAACAAAATCATCTTATCTATGGATTGAATAATTTTCAATACAGTTATATTGCTGAAAAATATGAAGACTATATCAATTGGGATATAGATAAGATTCTTATTATTACATTAGATATTGAAGTGGCGTGCGAGAATGGTTTTCCTAATGCACAAGAAGCTATTGAACCTCTCTTAGCTATTACAGTTAAAAATCATTCCAATAAGGCTATTATTGTATGGGGTATAGGTGAATACAAGAATGAAAAATCCAATGTACGTTATATACAATGTGAAAATGAATTAAACCTTCTCAAACAATTTTTAGAATTTTGGACAACGACTGCACCTGATGTAGTAACTGGATGGAATACTCAATTTTTTGATTTACCATATCTGTGTAATAGAATTTCTAAACTGTTAGGTGAAGAAGTAATGCATACTTTATCGCCGTGGGGTTTTGTTGGCGAACAACACATTAGACAATATGGTAAAGACCAACAGAAATTTAATATCTTAGGTATATCATCATTAGATTATTTGGACTTGTATCGCAAGTTTACTTACACCAATCGAGAATCATATACTTTAAATTATATAAGTGAGGTTGAGTTGGGGACCAAAAAAGATATTAATCCTTATGATACATTCAAAGAATGGTACACGAAGGATTATCAGTCATTCATTGATTACAATATCAAAGATGTTGAATTAGTAGATGCACTGGAAGATAAGATGAAACTTATCGAACTTGCACTAACTCTAGCTTATGAAGCAAAAGTAAATTATATGGACGTGTATTCACAGGTTCGTATGTGGGATATTATTATTTACAATTTCTTAAAGACTAAGAATATTGTGATTCCTATGAAATCTCTAAGAATTAAAAATGCAAAGTATGAAGGTGCATATGTTAAAGAGCCACAAACAGGATTGCATAATTGGGTCATGTCATTTGATTTGAATAGTTTGTATCCACATTTGATTATGCAGTATAATATTTCACCAGAAACTATGGCTCCCGAGGGTATGGGCGAAGTAAATGTAGAGAAATTATTAGGCAAAGAGGTTGAAGTACCTAAAGGCAAATTTACAGTGACTCCTAATGGAGCTCGATTTACTATTGAAGCCCAAGGCTTTCTACCTGAGTTGATGGAGAAAATGTATAATGAAAGAGTGAAGTTTAAAAAATGGACGTTACAAGCAAAACAAAAATTTGAAGAAACTAAAGATAAAAAATACTTAAACGAAATTTCAAAATATAATAACATTCAGATGGCAAGAAAGATTGCATTGAATAGTGCTTATGGTGCAATTGGTAATCAATACTTCAGATATTATGATGAAAGATTAGCAACTGCGGTTACAACATCTGGTCAGTTGAGTATTCGATGGATAGAAAATAAAGTAAATGATTATCTTAATAAAGTTTTAGCGACAACTGATGTAGATTATATTATAGCAGCAGATACAGATTCAATTTATGTACGGTTTGATGAGTTAGTTTCTAAAGTTACACCAAAGGATCCAGTAAGTTTTTTGGCCAAGATTGCAACAGAAAAGATTGAACCATACATCACCAAATGTTATGAGGAGTTGGCTGAATATGTAAATGCATATCAACAGAAGATGGATATGGCGAGGGAAGTTATAGCTGATAAAGGTATTTGGACTGCAAAGAAAAGATATATTTTGAATGTATATGATAGTGAAGGTGTCCGATATGCAGAACCACAGATTAAGGTTATGGGTATAGAGGCAGTAAAGTCATCGACGCCAGCACCATGTAGAGAAATGATTAGGTCGGCTTTGAAGATTATCATTAATGAAGATGAGAAAACATTGAATACTTTTATACAAGATTTTCGTGAGAACTTTATGAAGTTACCTCCGGAGAGTATTGCTTATCCGAGGTCGTGTAATAATATGAAAGAATATTATAATTCATCTACTATATTTTCAAAGGGTACTCCAATGCACGTTAAGGGGGCATTGGTGTATAATTATATTCTCCAACGAGAGAAATTAACACATAAGTATCCCCTTATACAAGAGGGTGAGAAGATAAAGTTTCTTCAGATTAGAACACCTAACCCATATCAGTCTAATGTTATTTCATTTATGACAACATTGCCGAAAGAATTTGACTTGCATAATATGATAAACTATGATATAATGTTTGATAAGAGTTTCGTGGAGCCCTTGACGTTTATATTGGAAAAGATTGGGTGGAATGTAGATCGTAGTTATGGAACACAAACAACATTGGAGCATTTGTTTACATGAAAGTAGTTGAGGATTTTCTACCAAAAAAAGATTTGGACAAGGTACAGCGTATGATGTTGGGTCCAGATTTTCCTTGGTTTTTTAATCCTTTTGTGGTTGATTATGTGAAACCTAGTATAGCGGAGGGTATAGGTAACTTTCAGTTTACCCATTCTTTTTATAAAACTAATAGACCAATGAGTCCTTTTTATGATGAGTGGAAAAATAAGTTAATTGTGCCTATCTTAGGAGAAGATAGATTAATTCTCCGCATCAAGGCTAATCTTTTAACAAGAACA